CCACCAGCACCTGTAGCACCACCACCGATACCACCCCAAGCTGTACCGTAGCCTTCAAAGCCACCAGTAGTTGAGTTGTATCTAATGTAACCAGCACTAGGTGAAGCATCACGCTGTGCTGTTGTACCTGCTGGTAATTCTGCTGAGCCTGTGGCTGATGTCCTAGGTGTAATTAAATCTGTGTCTATACTAGCTGCACTAGCTGCTGCTTCTGAAGCACTTGTGGCTGCATTAGTCTCACTAGTTGCTGCATTAGTCTCACTTGTACTAGCATTAGTAGCTGCAGTAGATGCTGTAGTAGCACTACCACTAGCTGAAGAAGCTGAAGTAGCTGCTTGACTAGCTGAAGTAGATGCACTAGAGGCTGAAGAACTAGCCGATGTAGCTGATGTGCTAGCTGAAGATGCTGACGTTGAAGCATTAGTAGCACTAGTACTAGCTGAAGTAGCACTGTTAGATGCTGAAGTAGCACTATTAGCTGCGTTAGTCGCTTGTGTAGTAGCTGTAGCTGCTTGAGTATTAGCTGTAGATGCACTAGATGCAGCACTAGTTTCACTAGAAGCTGCTGCTGTCTCACTCGCTGCTGCATTAGTAGCAGAAGTAACAGCTGTATTTTTATAACTTAATGCATTAGTCTCTGATGTAGAAGCATTAGTCTCACTAGTTGCTGCTGCACTAGCACTGGCTGCTGCTGCTGTCTCACTAGCCGCACATACAGCTTCACTCCCAGCTATATTTGATTCTGAAGTAGCTGCCGCACTAGCACTAGTTGCTGCATTAGTTTCTGCAGTTTCAGCGTTAGTCTCAGCAGTCTCAGCGTTTGTTTCAGCTGTCTCTGCTGCTACTTGAGCTGCTAGAGCTGCAACCTTAGCTGCTTCTGTGTCTGCAATTAAAGCATCTAAATCATAACTATCTGCTAATACAGCTGATGTTGCAATTCCATACCCTCTATCAATACTCATATAATGTCCTCACTATGGTGTCTTTAATCTTCTACGCATAGCCTTACGTGCTAGTGCTAATCTTTGTTTCTTTGATAACTTACTCATTAGATGAATCACCTCCATTAAATTAGTTTAGTAAAACTCCCTAGGCTAGCCGAAGATAACCTAAGGAGCTAGGTCTAAACTAACTTATGCAGTAGAACGCATCTCTACGATAGAAGACGGACGAACCACCTTAGTACCATAGACACAATCAGCTGTGAATAAATCAGCTAGCTTCTCTTGTTTGTACTGAGTCTGAGTACGTACAGACTGTTGTGTAGCTAGAACAATACCATCCTTCTGGAATAAGATACCTTTCTCATCATTACCTGTACCTACGTTAGAAGATACGAATACATCTACACCGTAGATCATACCTACTTTACCAGTAGAGATAGCAGTACCGTTACCAATGAACTGTTGCTCAGTGAAGCGGTCTGTAGACAGTAATGCAGTGTAGGCTGATGGAGAAACGATTAGAGAACGACCGTCCATAGGAACGTCATTATCATTCAACGTCTCAATACCTTGTAGGATTGAAGCATCCCAGTTAGTGATTGAAGCGATATCACCAGTACCGTTAGTACGCATATCAGTAATCAAGTCAGAGTCAGTCTGCTTAGCTAGTGAGTAACCACCATCATCAGTGTAGAACTTACGCATAGAGTTAAGTGCTTGTAATGAAGCGATATCTTCGATGTACATTGAGTACTCGTAGTGCTTGTTGATTAGCACTGAGATATCCGCTGCAGTATCTGTGATTGCAGTTACATCAGTGTTAGCTACTTTAGCTGAAGCTGAGTTACGTGCTGGGTTAGGCAAGTGAATAGTATCACCTTTCTTACCGTTGTGGTTTAAATTATTAACTAGGTTAGCGACAACCAAGTTAGATTTATAAGCTGCTACTACTTCATCTGACCAGATTTCTGGGATAAAGTTAGCGCCTGTTGTTGTAGTCATATTTGCCATTTTATATACTCCTTTATGTGTTTAATAGCATTAAGTTACCCTACCTTCTGAGTAAGCTTGATAAATTTCATCTTGCATAGACTCATATTGGCTAGGGTTTTCCACTTTCATACGGATCAAATCAGCTCTTCTGAATTGTTTACCGCTTGATGAGCCAGAAGCACTTCTAGCTTCGGTCGTAGCTGATTTAAGTTTAGACTGTCTATCTTCTTCAGCGGCTTGATTAACTTCTTGTGTCTTATTAATCAGTGCTCTATCTTTCCAAGTAGAAAGTAGCTCATTAGCTGCATCATAATTATAGTCGTCGGCTGCTTGAAACAACTGCTTACGAATCGGGCTTCCATTTACCCACTCCTGGAAATCGCCATTATTGACGACATCTGCAAAGTCTGGGTGGCTTTGTTCCAACTGTGTCTTAGCTGCAGCTTGTGACTGCTGTGCTTGAAACTTTTGGAACTCTTGGAACTTAGGGTGTTTTTCTATCAATTGATTAACCGCTTGTGACGGATCATCGAAGAACTCCATTCCATCGTCCTCTGTTTGTATCTGAGAGGATTGTTGTGGATTAGGCTGTTTATCCCTAGCTAATTCAGCTTGAAGGAAACTATCCGATAACTTTCTTAACTCTCCAACTTCCTGAGCCTTACGACCCATTTCTTTTTCGAGGTTCTGATAACTAGCGATAATCTCTTCTGTCGATTTACCTGCAAACTTATCAGGAATTACGGAGGCATCTGTTTCAGCTGTAGTCTCGTGAGAGACTGGTGCTTCCGCTACTGCTTCTGTTGTTCCTGTTACGTTTGTTGTAGGTGCTTCTGTTGCTGAAGTTTGGGATTCAGGGTCCACTACTATATTACTCATATTGTTTTCTCCGCCCCTATGGGGTTATGAAGTGATTGTCCATCTTACGATGAACTATAAAATGGCAGAGCTAAATATACTCTAGTTCTTCTGCCGCTGCTTTAGTCGCTTCCTCTAGATAGATAATCTGTCTAAAGACCGCTAACTGACCTTTATTAAAATGAAGGTCTTGTAAGTCCTCTACACTGTCGAGCTGGTTGATCTGGTCTTCAAGATTCTTTAGTTCTTCAACTAAGTCTCTCCAACCATCGTGCTCACAAAGTGAGAGTCTAGTTTGGTAAAATTGTTTGTCTTCTTGCATTTGCATAATTTAGTGCTGTCTCTGACTTAAGGTGATCCACTTCAGGAACATTACGTAGAGTCTCAGAGTTCTTATTATTAGTATCTGCATTCATCTTAGAGATAGAAGCGAGTTCTTTCTGTAACTTAGCAGCTCTCTCTTGGAAATCCAGTTGAGTAGGCATCTTAGCTTGAGCATCTGCAGCGTTCTTCTGTGCTTTGGTTTGCTCTTCTTGTGCTTCCGCCATAGTCTTCTGGATATCTGCTTCCTTCTGTTTCATCTCTAGAGCAAATGCCATCTGTTGCATCTGCTGTTGTTGAGGATTAGGTTGCATACCTTCCATTAGAGACTTAACTACTTGATCTCTATTGTGCATACTAGAGTTCTGGAATACAGCTAATAATAGAGTATTGAAAGCAGGAGAATCTTTAGGGATAGACTGTAACATAGAGACCATCTGTTGCATCTCTAGTTCTTTAGCCATAATACCCATAGTAGAATAAGGTACGAACTTATAATCA